TTTCCCCCCAGATAACTTCTTAACCCCACCAGTTTCGACACGCCTACGTCTACCTAGTGTTCTGGGATGGCTGTGTCCTAAGCTCGACTGACTAGTAGTAGCTAGGAATTGCATCTGATTCTTACCCTTAAGCATATCCCAATGCTTAGTGATCTTGTGATCAAGTAGATGCTCTAGTGGCTTAATCAATCGGTAACACTCAGCATAAGAACCACTCGTAACAGCCATCAGCCAGAGCGAAGCGTTGATACGCTTTATGGAGTTGCCAGCGTACTTCTCTAGCTCCTCCTGCTCAACCCACTCAGACATGATTAACTCCTCTCTCGTTTTTAGGGGAAAATTTCCCCCGAATCGGACGGCACCCCGCTGTTCAATTCGTGAATAAATATAACCATTTTTTTTTATATATGTAAGTTCTTACTAAGCCCCAGTTTAGTGAATACCCTAAAGGTTATTGACCTGGGATAGTCCTAACCGTATGGTACTCTATGCCTAACCCCACTACGATTAGCCCGAAGCAGTCAGCATTCGCTGGTTTCGTAGCGTCTGGCAGTAGCTATACAGACGCCTACAAACTAGCGTACAATGCAGAGAACATGAGTAAGCAAGTGCTGTATAATAAGTCATCGCAACTAGCTAAGAACCCGAAGGTGAAGGAAGCAATCGAAGCGTTGAGGTCGAATGATAAGGTGGCACAGGAAGCACACGACAAGCTAAGTAATGACTGGATCATTGAGAAACTACAGGGTGAGGCAGTGAGTGAGAGTAACCCACCTAGTAGTAGGATCAGGGCATTAGAATTGCTAGGCAAAACAGGTGGACTGTTCGATGATAGCACCCACGTGACGTTTGAGCAGAGGGATGCTGAGGACATAGAGAAAGAGTTGATGGAGAAGCTCGCTGGGTTCATGGTACTGGATGCATGATATCAGGGTGAGTAGCTATATAGTAACTGGGTAAGACCCCAAGGGGAAATTTTCCCCTAGAAAAATCTAACTAACCCCACGCCTAGACATCCGTACCTCACAGCTAGACACCCGTACCTCACAGGCGAAGAACTTAAGCTGTTATTGGACAGCTTAATGCAGGTAAAGAGAATCAACCGAGCTGGTACAGCCTCGGTTCTAGAAACTACGGCCTCGTAGTTTCGCCGAGCGAAGCTGTCTTCAGTTATTTAATCCAAGTCCGCGAGAGCGGGCTGGTTCTGGTATTAAATAACTGTAAGACAGCTGAGCGAGATAAATAGTTGCGTAGTTAAGCTATGGTATCGCCGTGGTTGGCGATGGTATAGCTTAGCTCGCACCCATTCTTTGGCAGTCATTGTTCCACCCATGTTTCCTCTTAATTTTTTTGGCAACAAAAAAAGGGAGACCAGCCCCCAGGCTGGTCTCCCCGTGTAGTGCTTAGGTCTTAGTCACTAGCCTTTGTGTATATAATACACAGGTCGTCGGGCGTGAAGGAGTCTCTGAGTTGTAGTCTCCCAGCATCGGACTGTGTCAATAACCTGCGAGCGTCGATGCTTTGCTGTCCAAGTTTCTCGTACAACTCGGAGACGGGCATATCATCGTGGGTTAATGTGATACTGTACTCGTTCTTACCAGTTCCAAAGGTGGCGATGCCGACTGAACCAGGAGCTTGATCGGAATCTTGTTCCCCTCTGTAGAAGAGTCCACTGATACCTTCGCCACCTCGACCGACGCAGACGGTCAATGCTGACTGGCCAATGAGTTCCTCTACACCTTTCATCCAATGCTCTGTACGCATTCCCCAAGACATGTTGACTTGACCTTTCACCCACTTTGAACAGGCACTCCGAGCGTTATTCCGAATCTTCTTGGACTTGGAGGTGAGAGACACAAGGAGGTTCTGAATGGCACGGCGCTTTTCCCGAATGGTCTTATTCGCATTCTTGCCCATGTCGTTCTTACTGTAAGGAGGAACCTTTCCCGCCTTGCGTAGCGAGGCATGTCTGTCGTGACCAGCCTTTCGCACTATGTCAACCATGTTGCAAAATGCATCTGTAACAACAGCGCCTAAGTCGCTCGCAGGGAAATCCTTATACAGTAATCCTTCTTTTGTGAATCCAGGAGCCAGTCCTTTCTCAAGCGAGGCCACCATGTCAACGACAGCGACTCGGCCAGCCTCTTGCTCAGCGCGAGCAGTTGAACCCGAAAGGACTGTGTCCGCCAATTTGTCACCGACAATTGCCATGTCCTTGGCCATGGCTTTCTTAAGTGACAAGGCGTTTACTTTGGACTTCTTTGCTGATTCAGTCATGTTGCGTACTCCTTAAAAGTAATTATGAAATATAAAAAAAACACCTATCATATAACGCCCAGGGCAAATCCGCACCCATGAATGTTACTATAAAAGGGCGAAGCTCTATTCTGGGACGGATTTGTGTAAACCATCCGCGGGTTCAGGGATGGTTTACTTCCCGAACATGTGGCCATCCCTGCCCAACCGTTTAGCTCGGACACCGAGCTGAACGTTGGGTAGGTGGCCTTCCGACGACGAGGTATAGACTGAGTTCAAGCGATGGCTTTTAAGGAGAGCAAAGCTCTCCATCGCTTGAGCAGTTCTCAGTCTGGGTTAGGTTTGTTGGGCGTTACTTTTCTATCCCTGATGGCTCAGAAGTGAGCCATCAAGGAGGCCGTCCACCGAGCCAACGCGAATCGGCTCCTTTGATAGCCGTATTCGCGATGGCGAGGGGCTTTGGACGAGCCGACGGCTTTTAGGCTTTTGCTTGCAGGCCAGTGGGGGGGAACCCCCCTCTGGGCGTTAGCTGGTAGCTTTATATATAAACAGTGTTTTGCACATTCTACCACCAATTTTTAGCTATATTACAGTTTTATGTCACCTTTATTCTTGACAGGGGGCGCGCTAGATACTAACTTAGTTATCTAGATTTTATATATAGATAATATATCTAGGTATTCTATCTAGGTAATATACTATAGATTATCTATATATAGGGGAGGAAAAAATTTTGAAGATTTTTTTTGTTGTGTGGATCTGCTCAAGTATAGTATTTTGCATTTTTTTATTTTCTTCTTGTGCCACAAATACTAGCACATGTTGGTGGGGAGATCAGTCATATTCAGAAACGTGTTATGCTGAATGAAAAAACCTGATGTTTTTTATGTTTTGGCAGAAGCAGTTGAAGCGTATAAGGCTGCTGCCTTTCGTGATCGACATGGGTATGCAAGACGTGGATACACCGCAAAGCAGGTAGCAAAAGAATTTCCTAAGTATTTTACTCTTCATAGTACTGGTAAAATTAAGTTTATAGGGAAAAGTGCGGATAAAGTTATAGAAGAATATTTGCATGAACTAGGATATTCTCCTGGTAGTAAACATTGGTTTTCTATTGCACGTCAAGTTATTGATCTGGCACAAGAAGAAAACGATGATGATGGCAAGGTGACGGCAGCTTACTTTGATAAACCCAAAAGAAAAAACAAAATTCACCATGACAGGCGTACAAGAAAAGTGCATACTAGAAAAAAATTTGAAAGAAAGCCAAACAAAGATGATTAACTAAAATGAAACTAGATATAGTTACTATTACTAAGCATCTTCATTCATTACCTTCTAGTAAACAAAAAGAAGTTCTTTTACTTCTTAATCAATTGAATGCTGCGAAAGGTAGAAGCCTAGCTCAAAAAGACTTTCTTTCTTTTGTAAAAGAAGTATGGCCCGCATTTATTGAGGGCAGTCACCATAAAGTTATGTCTGATGCGTTCAATAGGATCGCAGAAGGAAGTCTTAAGAGACTTATTGTAAATATGCCTCCACGACATACTAAATCAGAATTTGCATCACATCTTTTTCCCGCATGGTATTTAGGAAGGTTTCCAGATAGAAAGGTTATTCAGACTGCACATACAGCAGAGCTTGCGGTAGGCTTTGGTCGTAAGGTACGTAACCTTGTAGGCTCAGAAATTTATCAAACAATATTTAATGACGTTGCCTTAAGTACTGACTCGAAAGCTGCAGGCAGGTGGAGTACTAATAAAAATGGTGACTACTTCGCTATTGGCGTGGGTGGTGCAGTAACTGGTAAAGGTGCAGACATTCTTATTGTAGATGACCCACATTCAGAGCAGGAAGCTGCATTAAACGACCCATCTGTATACGATAAAACCTATGAATGGTACACATCAGGTCCTCGTCAGAGGTTACAACCTGGAGGTGCTATATGCTTGGTAATGACTCGTTGGTCTAAAAAAGACTTAACAGGAAGCATTCTGAAGGCATCTATAGAAAGAGGTGGTGCAGATGAGTGGGAGATTATAGAGTTTCCTGCAATACTTCCTAGCGGTAATCCTTTATGGCCTGGCTTTTGGCCGCTTGATCAGCTTGAGGTACTAAAGGCTGAATTGCCTGCTGGTAAGTGGAGCGCGCAGTATCAGCAGGACCCAACGTCAGAAGAGTCTGCAATTATTAAACGGGAGTGGTGGAAAGAGTGGAATAAAAAAAGTCCACCCACTTGTGACTTTGTTATTCAATCTTGGGATACAGCATTTTTAGCAAAGGAAACTGCAGACTATAGTGCGTGTACTACATGGGGTGTTTTTACAGATGAAAATGATGTGGCAAACATTATTCTTTTAGATGCCCTTCAGGAGCGTTTGGAATTTCCAGACCTTAAGACACGAGCGTATGAAATGTATAAGGAGTACGATCCTGATGCTTTTATTGTTGAGGCTAAAGCTGCAGGTACGCCTTTAATTTTTGAGCTTCGTAGAATGGGCATCCCTGTAGGTGAATACGTTCCTAGCAGGGGGAAAGATAAAATAGCAAGAGTAAACGCTGTGTCAGATTTATTTTCATCGGGTCATGTGTGGGCGCCTAAAACAAGATGGGCAGAACTAGTAATAGAGGAGTTTGCTGCCTTTCCGACTGGAGACCACGATGACCTTGTAGACTCTTCGACGCAGGCACTATTACGCTTTCGTCAGGGTGGGTTTATTCGTATAGAAAGTGATGAAGAAGAGGAAGAGTTTCTTTTAAATAGAAAGGCAGATTACTACTAGGAGTTGACTCTTTATAGATATTATCTCATTGTGTATGTTAATCCAAGCAGAGGAATAATCCGTGGTAATAGACAAATCAATAGAATCTCTTTTAAATCAAGATGAATTTGAAATGGGTTCTAATGGGCTTACTGTAGTTGAGGATCAAGAAATTCCCGAAGACTCATCAGTTATGGAAATGGAAGATGGGGGTATGCTTGTTGATTTCGATCCTATGGGAAGCGAAGAGATGCAGGAAGATCTTTTTGAATCCAATCTTGCTGAGTTCATAGAAGATAGTGAATTAGGATCTTTAGCCTCAGATCTTGTATCTAAATTTGATTCTGATAGAGATAGCAGGTCAGACTGGGAACAAACCTACAAGGAGGGATTAGATCAACTTGGATTAGAAATTGAAGATCGCACAACACCGTGGGCAGGAGCCTGTGGTGTTTTCCATCCAATGCTGTCAGAAGCGGTAGTTAGATTTCAAGCTCAAACTATACAAGAAATTATGCCAGCACAGGGTCCAGTAAAAACTCATGTGTGGGGCAAGTTTAATGAAGAAAAAGCAGCACAAGCGAAAAGAGTTCAAGAGTATTTAAACTATCAGCTTATCGAAGTGATGACTGAATATAGGTCGGAAACAGAAAAACTTCTATTTAGCTTACCCTTGGCTGGTTCTGCATTTCGTAAGATTTATTTTGATCCATCTCTTGGCAGACCTACTTCTATGTTTGTCCCTGCTGAAGATTTTGTAGTCGCATATAATGAAGGGGAGTTACAACAGGCAGAGCGTTATACCCACATGATGACTAGAAGTACTAACCAAATAAAAAAATTACAGGTTAGTGGTTTTTATCGGGATGTCGAGCTTACGCCCTCCCATGTAGAAGAGAATCCAATCAGAGAAAAGTATAATGAGATTGGAGGCGTGACACCTTCGTATGAAAGTCGAGAGAAG